TTGATGAAACCAATTACCTGTACCATAAGGAGTACTTAATGCTATACAACCACCTCCAGTTGCTAATGTTTGTTGAGCTGAAGCCCAAATCTCACCAATATTTTCAATAAAAGCTGCCTCATCAATCAATAGCAAAGATACTGCTTCGGATCTACCAGCATCACTACTTGCTGATGTTGCTTTAATTTGAGATCCATTATCTAATCGTAATGTTAATTTGTTATTTTCTTGGGCATCAATTTTAAGCCATGAAGGTAAATTCTCATACATAAATTTTACCTTTGTAACCATGTTTTTAGCTGTTTCTTGCTTTGTCGCTATACACAAAACGTTTTTATCTTTATGGAATGTCATTAACCATAATGAATAACCTGCACCTAATGTTGAAATTCCTAACTGTCTTGATTTTAAGACAATTGAATATGGATTATCTCTCCATAGTGTTAATACTTTATCTTGGAATGGATATAAGTTGAATTGTATACGTCCCCTTTGTGGGTGCTGTATATAACAATATTTACGCATAAAATGTACTGGGTCTTTAGCACATTTTAAGTATTCACTTCTTATTACTTTCTTTAAGTCTCCAGCCATATTATTTAGCTAATAACAGTACTAATCCCCCAACTACTAATGCACCTGAACCTAATTGGAACAATTTGGTTTTAGCTTTTTGTTTTTTTAAATCAGTTTGTAGTTTTAAAGATAGCTCTTGTGATAAAGCTAATTGGTCTGATTTTGTTAATAAAATACTTTCAAAATTCATAACGCTTTTATTTAGATTAGTAATAATACTATCTTTTAAAACAATTTTATTTTCTAATAAATTTAGTTTATTATTTAATAAACTTAATTCTTCTTGTGCTCCGTCTCCTATTACTAAATCTTTAATTACGAGCTTCGCTATTGGCACTTTCAATCGAATCGATCTTTCTGTATCGGTCTGTGAAAAACTTGAGAAGCTCATCATCGTTAAAATTATCAATGGAATTAACTTTTTCATTTACTTTGTATTTTAAAGTGACAATCTTTTTATCTTGTGATTCAATTTCTGAATCTAATTTTACAATTTCTTGATTTAAAGTATCTATTTTAAATACTAAATCATCATTTATATGATGTAGAGAATCAACTTTTGCTTCTAACCTTTCAATTTTAAGGCTATAATCTTCTACATACTGTTCATCTCCTAAAAATACAAAATAAATTAGTGTACTTAACAGGATAAAAATTACACTATATGTAATTACTCTTTCTTTAGACGACATCTTTTTCTAATTTTGCAACTAAAGATTCTAATTCTTTCTTTTGAGGAGTTTTAACTCTTAAAATATCTTTAATCTTTTCTTTTTCAGCTTCATCAGCAGCACTATATTTTCTAGCTAATGATTTCATTTCAGTTTCAATATTTTTAAGAGCTTTAACAGCTAAATCTAATTTTTTAAATTTACCTCTAGCACTTTTAGCTGCTTTGATAGCATCTTTATCGTCAATATCTTCGTCTTCACCTACAACTCTAATAATATCATCGTCATCAGCTGATGCTTTTACTTTGGCAATATTAGCCGCATCGGTTTCAATTGTAGCTTCAGATAAAGTTTCAATAATGTTTTCTTTAATAAACTCTTTTAATTCAGATTTTTTCATTACAATAAAGGTTTTATTATAAATATGTTAAAGGTTAGTAAACTTTAAAATTTGCTCAACTCGCTCCTCTGTACTACCTTTAATAGTTTCTATATTATTCATCATATAAGCATATTTTCTTATAAAACTTGTTATAGTAAAATCTATAACATCTCTATAATGTTCATCAGTTTCTCTTACACCATTATCTTCAATAGGAAGACCTTCAGGAGAAATATAAAAAATATAATCATATTCTCTGATGAATTCTTTAGCATAATCAACGAATTTATCTTTATCTTGATAAGGTATAGATTTAGCATTTTGAGTAAATGCCATAACATCAATAATAGTTCTATCAGTTATGATATTATCTTGCATTAATTCAGCACATCTTTCAGCTAAAAATACAGTTTGACCTTTTAATGTAGAATCAGTATTCAATGGAATACCTAAATCGTTTAAATATTTACTACGTTCTGTAGCAAAATTGTATTTCTTAAATTGTTTTGTTTCTTTTAAAGCATTAACTAATGTAGTTTTACCTACACTCATTGTACCACATAAACCTATTTTCATATTATTTGTTTAATAACCAACTACTTGATTGTATTTTATCACCTAATCCATCTATCAATGTAATACCTAATTCATTACAAATCACGCTTTCTGGAATACTTTCATTATTTTGATCCCCTCCATTAGCAAAGAATAAATCATATTCATTACTAAATTGATAATGTATTGATTTTAATGATTCCACAACCGTTCTATCTTCATCTAAAGACAATATACATCTATCTACTACTGTTAATTCAGTAATTATTAAACATCTTTCGTCTTCATTTTGGAATTCTTTAGAACCTTTTAATTCCCTTTGTTTATCATTATTAACTAAAACCCAAAGTTCTCCTCCTAATGATTTAGCATTATGAAAGTATTCTATATGTCCTTTATGCAAAGGATTAAAATAACCACTTACTATAACTGCTTTTTTCTTCATTAATTTCTATGATTTTGTCCTTTAGGTGCTGGTTGTTTATACCAAGGTAATCCTGTTTGGTTTCGAATTGCTTCTTTATGTTCTTCTTTACTATATTGGATACCATAGAGATAATATTCTGCTTTCTTTTCATTACCCTCTGGTATTAGAGCTGGTCCTTCCCAATTGTGTAATTTATTATCCCAAATATAAGCTATTGTACCATCAGCTTTTTTTAATCTTTGGCTCCTAGGCCATTCTTTAAATTTATTTTCCATATCCATAATATACGTAATTTTTATTAATTTTCCAAAATGCTTTCAGCTACTAATGTACCATGAGCTCCCGATACCGAAATACCTCTTGCAGAAAGGGCATCTCCTACAAAGTGAACATTTGGGTATTTGGTTAATGAAAGGTCATTATAATTAACCAGCGGTTCAGGAGCTAGATATTTTACCTCAGGTACATAGATTCCCCAATCGTCTTTCAACGTAGGAAATACTAATTTCATATCATTGATAAAATCATCAATATATTTAAAATATCCTTGGAATGCATCTCTAACTACATCTAAATTATTAATTTTAGTTGCTGATACATCTATTCCTTCTGATGTTGTAGATGGTTCTCTAGTAGGACTATAAAATAAACCTGTACTATTTTCTTGTACTTTACCTACTAATTCTCTAGCCCATTTAAATGGCTTTTCTATGCCTCTAACTTCCATCAAAATACCAAAATTCGTCATATCATTCCTATAACTTTCATCTTTTTTGGCGTGCCCATTATAGGAATGATCTCCATAAGTTTCTTCTACTGCTACATATGCAGCATTATTATTTGTACAAAATGATCTTAAACTAACATTATCCATTTTTCTATATAGCTTAAAATCATAAGCAATATCAATTAATTTTTGAAAGTGCTTTTGTGGTGCTTCAAATCTAACACCTACTTGAGCTGGTTTTTCTTCTGTTGGCAAATCGTATTTTTGCATTATTTCAGAAGTAAAATCAATACCTGATTTACCTACACCAAAAATAAGTGTATCATATACTTCATATGAATCTCCTTCTTCATCTAAAAATACAACTTGACCCTCAAAATCAATATCTGTAACCTTAGTTTCCCAATAAAATTGAACACCTTTAGATACTAAATAGTCATACCAACTTTTACCAATTTCATGTAAATAATCAGTACCAATGTGCCATACTGGGAATAATCTTAAACCAAAGTATGGTTTAATAAAATCTGGTTCTTTATCTGGAGATGATAATACTATTTGCTCTGGGTGTGGGTGAAATCTTTCAAAATTATCTACTACTTGCTTCATTAACTCCATTGCTTTTTCATCACCTACATACTTAGATAATTGTCCACCAATTTGAGTAGAATAAGTTAATTTACCATCAGACCAACCTCCTGCTCCTAGATATCCAGTCATTACCTCTTCATAAGGTCTTTTGTATGGATCTTTACCCATATCAATAATAGTGATTTGACCATCAAAGTCATTATCAACTAATTTTGTAGCTGCGTTTACACCTGCTACTCCTGCTCCAATAATTACTACGTTTTTGCCCATTCTAGAATTTAATTTATGTTTCAATATACGAAAAAAAAATGTGACCTCCAAATGGAGGCCACAGATCTCTTAATTTAATTTATAATAATCGTCTGGCTATGAATCAGACTGTAAAATTTATTTTTAGCTAGCTCTTAATGCTGAAATAGTTGTTGCTGATGCTAATGAAATATCAAATGATGCTGCTGAATTAGCTGCTACTACTGCATTACCTACTACTGTTACTCCTGAACCACCTACTAATGTGATTGCATGAGTTGCAGCTGCTGCATTAATTATATGTAATTTATACATTTCATATACTTGGTGACTTGCTGTTCCGCTAGATCCACCAAATAATCCGTCAATAATTACTGCTGCTGTAGAAGTTGTGAAATTTCTAGCTGCTGATGGTGTACACACAATAATTTGTTTTTTAATTATTGTTGGTGTAACTGTTAAAGCATCATCTGCAGCTGCTTCGTGAGCTGGTTGATAGTTGATAGGTGTATCTACGTTTTGAAAACTATACACTATATCGTTTGCTTTTAATACTTGGCTATTCCAAATATATCTTTCTCCACCACTGAATGTTTTTTCAATACCGTAGTATAATTCGTTTGGTGTTAATGTTGTTCCTCTTGTTCCCGCCATGGCTTTATTTTTTTATTTTAAATTAAATTATATTCTTATTAATGATCCAGCTTCTACACCTGAACCTACTGCAGATATGTAAACTCTAAATCTTGCTGTTGTGTTTGCAGCAATTGTCATTAATCCTACTTCTGTAAGACCACCTGCGTTTCCAGTTACTGTAATTACATTACCTGATAAGTTGGTATATGAAAATTCAAAATAATCACCAACAATCATTCCTAATCCAGCGATTAATTGTGCTGCTGTAGGCATTGCTACACTAATTGGTCCTGTAGGTGTTTGACCTAAGTGTGCATGATATTGAGAGTTTAAAGATTCAGTACTGTCAAATAAATTTGCAACTGTAATTGCAGTTGCTCCAGCAGCTAATCCTTCTTGATTACCACCAAATGTAGATGGTTCTTTTCTATTAACCCAAGACCAGATAAATCTATCTGCTTGCATTACTCTGTTATCCCAGTAATAGTGACTAGCTCTAATTACTTGCTGTTCTAACATTTCATTTGTTCCTAATACGTTTGCGTATGCCATAATTTTTAAATTTTTTTAGTTTTACAATATAAACATATGAACAGTAGTTGCACTAGCTCTTCTTAATCTTACTCTTACACTTCTGCTAACTGGAATTACTAAATTACCATATGCCGTTACACCTGATCCTGCTGCTAAAGTTAATACATTAGATCCACTCCCGTTATTAATAACAGTATCAAATGAATCATTATCTTCAGTAAATCCTAAGTTTGAAATTAGGTTTGCTGCTGTATCAGTTGTTAAAGTGTTTGTGTTTGTGTTTGCACAAGTTCCATATTCAGCTAACCAAAGTGCAGCACCAATTACACCATCTGCGTCTGTGATAGTTACTGGGGCCATTCGTTGTTTAGGTAAATATTTAGCTACGTAGCTGTAAAGGAAATCTTTTGAATCAAGAGTTCTTGAATTCCAATATTCATGTCCTGGTCTTTTTACTAGAAAGTCTAACCAAGAATTTGCTGATTTAATTGCCATAATGTTTGCTGTCTTTTTTAATTATTAAAAAGCTGGTATTTCACCAACTATAACATTTTTGTTGATTATACATATATGTAAAAACTTAAAAGATGCTGTTTATTTACAACATCTTTCATTACACCAACCTAAACATATTTTGTTGAATGTAATTTTACAAATTGCTTTACAAATTTTTTCTTTCATATTTAATTTAATTGTAATTCAAAAATATCTTCAATGTCACTAAAATCTACATCTGCCATTACGTCTTCGTTTTCAGTAAACATTCCTTTAACAGCACTTGTACCTTTACGAATATTAGCTATAGCCTGTAGAGCATACATAACTAATTTTAGTACTACTAAAAATATACCAATATTAAGTGCAGTACTTGGGTCACCCCAAACAATATCTTTACTTAACCCCCAAAATCCACTACTTGCTATAGACGTACCTGCAATTACTTGATAGGCAGCTCCTAAAAGAGTACCTATAGCAGTTGTTTTTAGTCCTGGTATGAATTTTTGTATAGCTTTTAAACCATCAGGATCACCAGTTGCTTTATCTGCTACATTTTTTATTCCATTATATGCTTTAGAAATAACACCTAAAACTTTTTCTGCGTTTTCTGGGTCTGTAACTTCTTTTTTTACTACATCATATACTTGTTTTGATTTAGATTTACCAGCTGAAAATATTTTTTCTAATGCTGGTTTGATTTTATCACCTAAATCTTGAAGGATACCTTCATCTAAAAGAATAGAATTTTCTCTATACAACATTACACTATTAGGTGTAAGTTGGTTTTCAGATAAATATTTTCTTAAATCGAAGTTATCCATTTATTTTAATTTTTAAATCGGTTGTACCTTTTAATACACGGTGAATTTCACCTTTGGTTATAAATATAGTTTCTCCTTTCTTCATCGCTCTTGGTA